TTGCTCCCTTCTGCTCGTTGAGCATCCAAGCGTTAAACTTATCGGCAAGCTCAAAAATCTTCTCTACTGGAATCGTTGCTCCTTGGGAAACATAGGCCGCTGACATTTCAACAGCCGACTTCAAAGCAACCTGACGGATGATTGACTTACCACGGTCGTCGTTACCCGATGCGCTCTTTGCAAACGGAGCGGTGTAGTTGTTTTGGAATCCTGCTTTTTGAATCTTGATAGTTCCCTTCTCGTTCTTGGTGTAGGTAACGTCGTCACCTACTGCGTAAGGGGGAGTTGTGGACTTTGCGAAAGTCGTTCCGAAGTCGCCATCGTCAAAGCGTACTTCAAACTTGAAAAACTCGTTCCACTGTCCAGTGGGGGTAATGCTGGTGATTTTAGCCATTTTGCAATTCGTTAATTAAGGTTCTTTTTAATACTTCGTTTTCTGCTTCGAGGAACTCGTTGCGTGAGGCAAGTGCCTCAATGCGGTGTTGCAGAAATTCCACCATTTGGGCGGCCCCATCTTGAGACCAATTCGTTCGGAAGGTGTATTCCATAAAGTGAGTGTGTTGGTTAATGGTTCAAAGATATACAAAAAATCAATACCACAAACATTCACCTAAAAAAATTACACGGCCTGTGTTTTTTTCTATTTCAGAGTTTCTATATATGGAAACTTTTGTAACAAACCGAGCCGTGTCGTCCTGTACGCCTCCGTGCTTACGCAAACCGTCCAAGGCAAACTTGATGGCCATAATACAGTTGTCGTTATCGTAGCCGTAGTTATGTTCAAGGTTTACTACCAGTGAACTAAATTTGAATTTGTCGTATCCTGCTAATTGAGCAAGAACCTCGGCAACAAACTTGTCCTTGGCCTTCTTGCGTACTATCCAATGCTTTGACGAGTAGAACTGGTTTAGTGAAGGAACCTTGCCCAAGGTGACTTCTATGCGTGTATCACAAACCACCCTCGCCGTAGCCACCCTCCGCTTTTTTATTCCGCTGGTGCTTTAATTCAAGTTGTAAGTGGATTATTGCTTTCTCAATGTCTTGCTCTAACGGGTTGTCCTGCTTCTTGCCTGCACGGAGCAAGTAGGCGATTGCTACTCCAATGTTATAGTTGTCCTCCTGAAAGTCGAGTACCACGTCCATCGCTTCGATGCCCTTGTACTTGCCCAAGTAGTATTTAGGTGCGCTCATAACTCGAAGTGCTTTGTACCGTTCTCGTAAGTGTTGTACTTGCGGATGTCTCTGGCTTCGTCAATCGATACGTTGTAGTCGCAAAATCCAAAATGATTCAAAAAGGCGTTGGTGTAGTCGTTCTTCAAACGACCCTCCTCGATAGCAAAGTATTTCATTCGCTTGGTGTTTCTATCTGTTCCCATATTGCAAACCTAATGCAAGATTGTTTAGGTTGTTGCAGTGTTGAAAACAAAAAAAAGTTATTAACATTTGTCGGAGGTATGCCCCTAATGCTTATTTTTTACAACTAGTTAGTTAACTTACTAGTTAGTTAACTTAATAACTTACTTAACTAATAACTAACTTAACTAGTTAGTAAAGCTATAACTTGACTAAAATTAAAAATAAAAGAAAATTTGCGTTTAGACGCATTTTATTAGTCAAGGTATATCAATGTACCAATTTTGGTAGAAAGTGCGTTAGAACGCAAATAAAGTACCTCTATCGCCTTAATAAGACTATTAGCAGCATACCAACTGCAAACAGCATCAGGTACTTTTCGTAATTCTGGCTTTTAGGAGCCGTTACGGAGGTCTTTATGTATTTAGTCACTTGTACGGTGTCTGGTAGGCAAGTTGCTTTAACACGCACCGTATCAAAGTTCCTAACAATTTTTAGACGTATGTTATCCTTTTGGACAACTACCGTATCAATATCTTTTAGCGTTAGCGTGTCCCAAAGGTTCCGCTCTTTAGTTACAATAGTGGTATCAAACTTGGTTTGCCAGACGTTTGCTCCTTTCTTTACGGCTTGACGCAAATGCCATTCGGCGGAACAACTACCCAGAGCAAGACTCACAATCAGGACTATCAATAGAGCAAGCAGGGGGTGCGGGTACGTCTTCGAGTTCATTAAGCCAGCTTTCAAAATTGGATATATTTGGTTTTCCCATTTTTCTTAATTGCTTTTAATACTTCTCCTTTGTTGTTGTTAACGTCGTAGCTTACGTGAATCCAAGCTGGTTGCTTGTCTGTACCAAACTCCCAGATGAGCTGCTTAAAATGCGTCTGCTTGCGTATAAAAGCAAATACAGAAGCCATATCCTCGCATTGGATGTCTGCTGCCTTTCCTTTTAGGTGGTCGCTTGTTGCTGAACCACCAACAGCCGCATTCACCTTCTCGGAGCGGTAGCCGCTTGTGACTTCAATAGGCCCGAACTTGTCTCTTGCTGGTTGCAGGACGTATTGCGCCAAGTATTTCAAATTGGTTATCGCCTCTTGGCTTGGCTTGTTCGGTAGGCCAGTTGAGGTCTCGGTGAACTCGCTCAAACTGAAATTTTCAGATAGCTTCATTTTTGATAAATTTTATGCAGTAACTCTAACTGGTTCCGAGTTAACGTGTCTTATATGGCACCTTTTGTCGGCAAGTTGTACCTTATATGGGACTTTATCTTCCCTGCCCTCGGTACTTCTTACTCGTCACCCCTTTGTTCGGGCTTTTGGTGTGCCTTCCGAGTTTTGGTTTTGCCTTGGTTATTTTCTTGGCTTGTTGCTCCTTCGCCATCTCTGCTCATTATTAAAGCAAATCCACCCATCAGGAACGCACTAAACTCCGTTAGAGACGCTTTCTCGTACCAAACGAGTATTCCTCCAAACGAAATAAAGATAAGCCCTATAACGGTTGTCTTTGGGTTTCTAAAAATTCTATCTATCATTCTTAATGTCACGGCTCCACCGCCACAAGGTGTAAACGAAGGAGGTTAGCATAACTACCATTCCTGCAATCTGGTGTACCTCGGCAATCGTTAAACCACCAACGGCCAAAGACCAACTCGTTGCTACTGCGCTTGTACTATCGTGTTTCATTCTTCAATAGGGGCTGGGGGTTGGCAATAGGCGGCATCTGGGTTGGCTGCGCAGTATTCTTGGGCGTAAACTTCCTCCCATCCTGCAAAGATGTGAATGCCACAAGGCGCAGGCCATACAACCGATTCAGCATAGGCGGCAAGCGGTTCGTTTTGCCAAAGGATGTCAACGGCATAGTTAGGGCTCTCGCTTACACAGATGCGCTCTCCTTGCTCGTTTGTTTCCCATTGGGTGCAGATATGCCCCAACTCAACTACTGCCACTACAAGCTCCGTATTCCACGTTGTTTCCGTAATGCCATCCAATGAGATGGTTGTTGTTTCTATTGCTTTTTTGGCTGTTGCCCAGTCAGCAAACTCGTACTTCAAAAATTCCATAGTAAGTAAATAAATAATCCTCCCAAAAGTGTTGCAATCAAATCCTTGTAGTCAAATCCTCCGTAGCGTATTTCGTCTATTAATTCTTTGCCTGCTGCTGCGACAAGAACGACCAGCATACTACCCGAAATAAGATAAAGCACCGCACCACCTACGAAGTGCAGTACCTTATCGAATGAAGTCCAACTGCTCATAACGTGGTCAACTCTGCCAGTTGGGCGTTGGTTAGACGGGTCTTAAATAGGAGGGCTTGCGATTGACTTTTTCCACTTTGGCCAGCGCCTGGAGCAAATTCTTGTTGCGATAAAAATAAATCAGTTATAGCGGCATCAAAAGCAAAGCTTGCGGTTGTAGTTAAAACAGCCGAGCCGTTAACGTATAAAACGCTCTGCCCACTTTTGTAAGCCAAAGCCATTTTAGTAGTAGCTCCGTGAGTAAATGCGGCCGAGCTTGAGTAAACCACCCCACCAGCAGCAGTTACAATAAAAGCCCCAACGGCAGTAGGTGAGGCAGTCATACCAAAGCGATTGGAGCCACCTAAAGTAGACATTACTCTACCGTCCGCCCCACCGACATTAAGCTCCGCATACAAAGTCCCCTCCGTCTGCCCAATTAGCGAGCTAATGCCCGTCTTACTAGCAGCATCGGCCACACGGGTAACACTTGCGGAAAGCGTTGGAATGTAAGAGGTGGCGTAGGCTCCTGCTTCGAGTTGTGCGCCCCAAATGTACACAGAGCGTGCGGTTGCGTTAGTATAGAAGTTACTTGTACCATTGGCAGATAAGCCAATATAAACCGCAAAGACGGTAGATACTGTTACAGTTGCTGTATTGGTCGCTGTGCATCGGTACCACCCGTTACCAACCGCTGTAATTGTTGCAGTTATTCCGCTATCTAATTGCGAAATAACTCCATTTTGTAGATCAAAATAAGCGTATTTGTTGCTACCGAATGCGTTAGGTACAAACCGAATGTACACATAACGTCTGTCCACGTTTTTAGCATAAAAGCTAACTGTGTAAGCCGTGCCACTCGTGTAAGACAAAGGGCTTGCAACGTTGAGCAAATAGTCTACCGAGCTTCCGCTTACAATATCGGAAAGGGTATCCGCATCTTGGTAGCCGCTGGGGCTTACTGCTGTGTTAGCCGTTACCGTGCTGTTTGACTTTGTCCAGCTAGCGTTATTAAAACTTTCGCTGTTTAGGTATACGTTCGTCCGCTGGGGTTCCAGCAACAAACGAGGGCAACTGCTATTTGTGTAGTCAAGACGGGGTACGTTGCTCACTGGCCCAACTGATACGGCCGCGGTGGTGGTGGGTATGTAGTTTGTTGCTACATCGCCCGTTTCAAGCTGTGCAAAAGCGATGCTAATATCAAGCGTTCCAGATTGGCCAAAGCCACCGATTAAGCCAATACGGAAACTGTATACTGTTGTAGCTATAGTTCTAACAGTTGAAATACGAACCCAATCCGTGCTTGTGATAGTTACATTATCCGTTGAAGCATTAGTTAATGCAAAAGTTGCGCTGCCCGCTGAATTTAATTTTGCATAAACGGAAACCGTTGTTGGCACTGTAGTTCCTGCAATATCTTGTTGCAGCCAACTGCGGTCAGAAGTCGTGGTGCCACCGCCTAAACTGCATTGCAAACGCCAGCCGTTATTTCCTCCAAAGGGGTCGGTAGTGTAGTTTGCAGTAACTACGGGAGTAGTGCCAGTACCTTGTGCAATTTTATTCCAAGCAGCATTTGAAAACGTATTGCTTTGCAGGCATAGGTTCGTCCGCACCTCCTCAATAAGGCCGTTTGCCCCAACACGGGTAGCACCAGAAGCACGGGTAAAAGTCAAATCGCCAGAGCCATCGGTCGGCTTCTCTGCGTAAATCTTGCTTGTCTTGTATCCGCTCGGTATAACAACAAGCGAAGCATCTTCGTAAAAACTGGCCATTAGTTAAAGTTTAATTTGTCAATAGCAACCTCCAAACACTCAAAGCCCTCAACTCTACCGCTATCCGCAAGCACCCGAATCTCGTATGCCTCGGCATAGGTGTAGGCGTTATTAAAGCACGCAGGCACTCCATCAGCGGGTAAGCTGCGGGTGTTGTAGTCCTCGTCTCCCCAATCGGAGGAGCAGTAAATCTGTCCCCAGTTATTATTTGCCATCTTTGCTTAAGTAACTGCGTAGTTTATTTATATTCTCTTGCTTGGGTTTATAGCACCCACGAAGACGCTCGGTTGTCTCGGTCTGGGTAGATGTCCTCGTTGACGTTTTCATTATATTCGGGAAATTCGGTTGAATGGAAAGCCATATAGTCGATAAACCGCTGGGCGTAGTATTGTGCAATCGTCCGCTCCTTCTCAACTAAATAGTCGATTTCAATTTTTTCTGCGTTTGTTGAGTTCTCGCTAATATGCTTAAACACGCCTCCGTTGGCAACGGTGTACGCTGCGAATGGCAGGTACTCGGTCATTGCGAAGTGAATAAGCATCGGTTGTATGTAGTCCACTACCAAAGCCAAGTAGTCACCAGCCAAGGTGTCGTTTAAGATGTCATTGGAAATACGCTCATAGAGTTTCGTTCCAGTGTAATTCTGTACGTGAATATCTTGGGCGATAGAGATAAATTGTATAAAGCGGTCAGTGTCCACGTTACCGCCTATAACCGTGTTACGAACAAGGTCTTCTCTTTTAATAAACAGGGCCTTTGGCATTACTTCTTGCTTTTAGGTAAAAATCCAGAATTAGGCATATCAACAGGGCGGGTAGCAACCTTCTTGTCGTTCTTTGGTAAATCAACTCCTGCTTTGCGGGCTTGGTTAACCGAAATGTCAGCATTCGGGTTTTTAGCGTCTGGCGTTACGCCTTCGGCCTTTGCCAAGTAGGTCTTACGCATCCAGAAGTGGTGGCAACGTGCGCCTCCTTTGTACAACCAGATGTCGTAGTTAGCAGCACCACGAGGGCCAAATCCAGCATTAACCTCCTGCTTGCCCATACGCTCAATGTCCTCTTTGCGGTAGACCTTTTTAGCAGCTACCATCTTTTTGCAGAAGTCTCGGCTGTTGCTCTTTGCGGAGTTGGGAGCGTAGGCATAACGAATCTTGTACTTACGGCCATCCTTGCTTACCCCGTCTTGCTCGCTTTTAGCGTTTGGGAATGCGTCTCCTGTTTTGGCTAATTTTAGCAGAGAATCTAAATACGCCTCTTGCTCGTAGTCAACAGGCCGCTCGTCTACCAAGTCCCAGTTGTCCAAGTCCTCGTCCTCACCAAATTCAGCAAGGCGGTCAAATACCTCGTCTAATTGAGCATCGCTAACGTCAGCAGACAACTCAACTCCAGTAGATTCCTCTACCACGTCCGAAGGAGCAACAATTTCCTCCTTGAACTCCAACGGCTGCAAGGTCTTGAAATAGATGTTAAGAGACGCTTGGTTAAACGAAAGCACTTGCTCGATAGCATCCAAGATAATTTCCTGCAAAGGACGGATAACGATGTTATCAAACAGAATAGAAGCCGTTTTAAGTTCGTCTGCGTTGTTGCCTAACCCTGACTGGTCTTTAATGCCTAAAAGCATTGGAGAAGTCACCCTATGGCCCACCATAATCTTTTGGGTGCATTCCGTAGACAAAAACTGGTATTGGTCGCTTGCATCCGATAGTTGTACTGGTTCGATTGTTGCTGCGAGTTCCTTGTTGTCGTTAAACGCCAAGATAAACCGACCAGCATTCGAGCTACCAGAAAACTTGTCTGCAATCCTGCGCTCGATTAGCGTCTGGTCTTCTTCGGTTGGTATTCCGTTATTGAAGTTAACCAGCATCGAAGGCGCAAGGCCGTTCTTGATATTGTTAATATGGTAATTGGCAACCTCCTCCTCTAATTCCGCATACGGAAGCGAACCTTGGTAGTCGGTAGGTGCGTAATAATAATATCCTGCTTTGTAGGGCTTAATGTAAAGTATTTCGATGCCGTTATTTGACATACCAAACGCATCAATGCGTACTGGTTCCTCTTTACGTGCCTTTACAGCGTCCCAGCTCTTGGCGTAGTAGTAAGCAGGAATATCGCCCTTCTCGTTGGCACGTTCGGCACGTAGTGTCTCAACTGGGATATGCTCGACCTTTACAATCTTGGAATGGTCTTGGTTGTAGATAACCTGCATAGCAGCGTTACCCATCATCTTGAAGTCGGAGCAAACACGCTTAACGCATTCCTTGCTAAACAAGGCCATCATCATAGCGTACTCGTCGGGCTTTCTGGATGCGTCTGTTGCTCCAAGGCCCTTGCCGTACACCATATCAATAATGCCATTGATAATAGCGTTATTGGTTGGGCTTCCGTTATACCTATCAATCAGGTATTGAAAGTAATTGTTGTCGTCACCGTACTCTACCCACCCCTTGTTAGCCACCTCTTTAATTTCGGGCTTAACGTAGGAGTTCATTGCTACGAATCGAATGTTGCTCATATAATTACAAATGTATTATCCCCAGCGGTCTCCTGCGTGTACACGCCAGAGTTAACGGTGTACTTCTCAAAGTTCGTTTGATTGGTGCAAAATACACGCCCACGGTAGATTAAGTTAGAGCCGCTAAATACTTCCAACAAATAGAAGTTGGCCTCTTCTAACGTCCAAGCCGCTGCGATGGTCATATAGCCATTTGCTGACGTTGGAGTTATCGTCTGTTGCTGCGTAGTGTTCGTTGATTCGTTGGTGAGTTTAACAACCACCGAAGCAGGAAACGACCTCGGAATGATAACGAGGTTTTGAGACGATGCGCTTGTTGTTAAGATATTCATCTTTTAATTAACTCGCAGTAGGTGTTTTGTTTTTCTTACAAACAAAAAAGCCACCCGAAGGTGGCCTCTTTGAAAGCAATTTACTGCTTAACGAAATTTAGAATAGAATTTAAGCATCTCTTTGGCCTCGTTTTCAATTCCTGATATATTACTCAAAGAAGAACTATATTCGTTATTGTTTGGAATGTTAATTTGGTCAAAGTTCATTCCCAGTTCTTTGGCTTTTGCGCTAAACTCGTCCTCCATTCGTATAATTTTAATGCCAAGCTCTCTAAATTTTGGGAATAATGAACTCAGTTTTGAACCAGGTACTGAAAACTTTGGAAGAGCTTGTTGCATTTCACGTGTAAGCATAAGTACGTCCTCACGCATCTTTGCAAATTCTGCATAAGCAGCAGACAACTCGGATACGGTTGCCAAATTTACCTCGGTAACCTCTTTCGTTTTAGAAGATGCGAGGATGTTGTAAACGGTTTGTTTTGTATTCATAGGGTCAAATATATAAAAAATTCAATTAAAAATCAGAACCAGTTACAATAGTTGAAATACCAGCAGCAGACAAAGTACCATCCAAGAAGTTCGCAGGAACTGGCTCTTGCCCGTTCAATACCAAAGTATAACCACTCATATCGCCCATAGCAGCGCCAGTAACGATAGTACCTCCAGTAACCTCGCAGCCGTGTTCCAAACCAGCAACGAAGAAGTTACCATTGCGGTCTTCAACGATTACAATCGGACGACCATAGGCCATCAACTTGATTTCCTTGTGTGACTGCTTGCTCAATTTGTGCAAGGTCAAATTCAAGGTCTGGTCGAAGAACGTGGTTCCGTTGTCACGAGAAGAAGTAATTGCCTGCTCGAAAGACGAGGTTCCTTTCAATTCGTATTTGTAAGCGGTCAATCCGCTTCCGAGAACGTCAATAGCATCCGTGTTGGTAGCATCGTATGTTACCGTCAAGTTTGCGTAGTTCAAAAAGTAAACCGCATTCAAACCACCTACAACGTCTTTGCAGGGTTCTATACGGCCAAGGGAAAGTGCACAAGCCATTTTGTTTGTATTTAGTAGATTAAAAAAGAAAGGGGTGGGGCGTTATTACACCACCACCCCCTTCAAGGAAATTAAGAACGATTAGGCGTAGTAAACGATGTCGGAACCGATACCGTACTGGATGCCTGCGCTCATACGCATAATCAGACGGAAATTTTGACTTCCGTCAATGTCCGACATATCGAGGAGGCGCACCTCGTTTTTGTCCGACAACAGCCCGCAGCCGAAAAACAAGTTGCTCTTTTGAGCAGCAACGATGCGGTTAGAAGACAAACCTTCTGCCAATACAACGGGGATTCCGTCAAAGACCAGGGGCTGGTCGCCGTACCACATAGTTCCCTTGTTGTCCAGACCGTTAGCACCTACTCCAGAAGCAGCGAAGCCACCCAAAGCACGTACGTAGGCCTTAGCCACGTTTTGAGAAACGTACAAGTAAACGTCTGGCTTGCCGTACAAAGCAGCAGGGATAGCGTCAACAACCTTGCCCAATTCAGCGATAACGTTAGAAGCGGTAACGGTAGTACCAGTTACGTCAATAACGTCTCCGTCAGCAGCGAACAAGGTTTGGAAACCTGCGAACTGGCCAGAAGATGCATTAACACCAGCCCAGATGTTTTGCTCGATGCGGGCAGAAACACGCTCGGCAGCGTAAGCAATCAAAAAGTCGGTAAAAGAGGCGGGGATATTCTTGAATGCAGAATAGCCCATCTCAACGGCTTGCCAAGTTTGCTCGAAGTCCTTTTTGCACATTTGCAAGTTAACTTGGAACTCTTCCAAGGTCAAGATACGCTCTGTCAAGGTAACAGTAGACGTAGGGTCAAAGTCGCAAGTAGCGTCCTTCAGGATGTCGTCGGTGTTAACCTTCTGAATTACTGATTTGTACAATACGTTGGGCATAACCTCGATGAGGCCTTTGTCCAAGGTAGGTGCGCTCAACAGAGCAGCAGCAACGTATTTACCAGCAAATTCGCCAGCGTACGTAGTAGTGATTGAAGTGTTAGTAGGCATTTGTTATTTTGGTTTATTTGTTTAGTCGTGCAAGGACACGGTCAAGAGCTGACTCTGGCGCATTCTGCGACAGGTTTACAACCTCTTTCGTCTTTCCTTCTGGGTTATGTTTAATAGGGGAAGCGGCTGGCACGTCAGAAGACATTTCTTGCTTCTTCTTGTATGCACCCATTTCCTCACGCATAGCGGACAACTCCGCCTTCATTTCTTCGATTAAGGGCATTACTACCTCCTTAATCTTGTCTTCAACAGACGGCTCCATAGCGGCCTCAACCTCTATTTCTACCTCTGGTGTTTCCTCTTCGGCTTCGGCTTCTTTGATTTCGCCAACAATGCCTTCTTCGGTAACAACAAGAATACGTCCGTCTTCCATTCGGTACTCACCTACTGGAACGGCGATGCGGTCTTCTTCGCTAACGATAAAGATGGGTTGGCCAGCTTCAAAAGCTTCGGCTTCAAGGACAGTGCCGTTGTCAAGTTTGGCTTGCGCCAACTTAACTTCTTCTTCTACTGCGGATAGCTCCGCAAAGAACTTGGTGAAAATTTCACTTGCCTTCATACGCAATTAATTAAATGGTTATTGGATTGTTACAAATTCGGGGCTTTGTTCACTGGCCCTACTCCTTGCGCTCGGAGTGAACCATCGCAGCATTTGGAGGAATAGGTGTTGTTTTTGCACAGGCAGCCACGCTTGCCGTTCTTCGGTGAGGTGCGGGATGGTGTCTCTTTCATAATTTACCGAGTTCTTTAAGTTTAGATTCAGACCAACGCTTTGCGGCAAGTCCGCCCCATAGCAAGTAGCTAATTGTACCACACGCTTCGGTATCGCCTTCGTCATAGTATGTTTCGGCTCTTGATAAATAGGAGTACATACGGCTAATTGTTTCTACGCTTATGGGCTTACCGTCTGCGAGTTGTTGCGCTCGTATCTTGCCGACTTGCGTAGCGCACTTGTTACCGCCTTTCTCGTTTAGCTCAATGCCACGCTTTGCGTTGTTGCGTACCGACTCTGGATAGTCGCTGTACGATTCCATTTCGATTCGCTTCTTGCTTTTTAAGCGGCCATCCTTTTTAATCTTGGCAATAATATTAGAAAGCAGGAACTCGGCTTCTTCTTCCTCGATGCGTTCCAAGTGGGATTCCATTTGCAACTTATCAACGAAGTAACCCTCGATTGAGAAGCCCTTTACACGGCCTGTTTTAACGTAGTTCTCCCAAACGTCCTCGTTATTCACCTTCATTGAGACCATCCAAGTACCTTCGGGCAACTCCATTCCGTAGATAGCCGTCTTGTCCTTTTTGGGGTCTTCGATAATCCACGATTCAACAACCGACAAGCCATTAAGCTCCGCTGCGTGTTCTAGCGTTGTGTTGCCTTGGTAGCCACGCATAAGGAATAGTTCGGACGCCTTACGCACCGTCTCTTTTGAGAAGTAAACGTAAAACTCTTCCCCGCCTTGGTTGCGGTAGATGGTCTTGTTAGGAATTAAAGCTGCTCCCATAAGGATTCGCTTCTCCTCGTCCTGCTTGGCGAACTGTACCTCGTGTTCTTTCGATAACGTGATAAAGTTCTCCTCAATAGCGGGATGCTCAACGATGCTTATGGCGTTAATGCCGTTTAGTCCTTCGGTATCTTCCAATACCAATTCAATTACTTTCATCTTATCCAAAAGTTGCGGTTCTTGCTCTGCGTCTATTTAAGTTCTGTTGTGAAGTAACCTCACCCGCAACCACGTAGGCACGTATTGGACGGCTATTGGCGGAATTTACGGATTCGGCTAACTGGTTAATACCACCACGACCCACAACGTTAAATTGAGGCGTAGAGGACGCTCCTGCGGACTGGGGCGAATACGAGGTATCTGGACTTGGGCCTTCTGCTCCGTCGAACTTGGTGGCGGCAATCTTTGCTACGTTTGCTGCGCCGATTACACCAGCGGCAACAGCGTTCGCTACCCGTACAGGAAAGGGCAACAAGCCATCGGCTCCCTTTGCGCTCAACGCCCCAACAACCGCCGTGTAAGTGGCCATCGTGGCATCGGCAATTTGCAGGGCTTTGTTTAACTGGAACGCCTTGCGCTGGCGAGCTTCGTTATCGCCTGCAAACAATTCAGAAAGTGAGGTTAGTGCCGATAGCGACTGCTGCGCAAGATTCATATAGGCATCGTTAACCATCTTGCGGTCTTCAATGTCCTTTTGGTTTAGGTCTTTTTTAATCTTGGCGGTTTCAATAGACGCATTTTGCTCTATTTCATTACGCTGGTTAATCAATTCCGCATACCGAGCCGTGCCCTCCTTGGTTGCGTTCAACTCGTCCTCAATGGCGGCAAGGCGTGCCGTTTTTAGAATGTCGATGTTTTGCAGTTGTGCGTTTAGACGCATACGCTCCGAATCTATTAATTCAGCATCTGCGTTTAACTGGTTTTCTAATTGCGTTAGATATGCTTCGGTGTTGGCTTTCTCAATTTCGTTTTGTTCACGCAGTAAGGATATGTAATTCATTTTCTGCTCGGAACGCTGGCCTTCCAAACGCTCTTCGAGGTCAATCAGTTCCAAACGTGCCTGCTCAAGTGCAACGTAGTTCTCGGTAGTTTTATTTATGTTGTATTGCGCCTGTGCGAATGCTACCTTTTTATCAATCTGTGCTGCTTCATCCAGATATTGTTGCTCTAAAATCTTGCCGAGTTTCTCGTTCGCTTCAATGCGTTCTTGAATAGACGCAAACTCATCGTCACGTGCTTGCCGTTGCTTCTCGGCTAACGTCTGGGCTTTTAACTGAATCTTTTGGCGTTCTACGTCCGCCTTTGCTGCGGCCTTCTCTAATTCGTTTAGTTTCTCACCATCCTTAATGGCCTCCTTGACACGTTTAGTTAAGCGCTCTGCGGCTTTCTGTATTTTTTCAATACCACCTTCCTCAACGCCAACGATGCCGTCTACAACCTCGCTAAATGCTTCCTTGGCAAGTTTAGATGCTTCGGCAAAGTCGCCTTTGAAGAAAGCAAGAATCGCACTACCAAGCGCACTAACGGAGTTGCCCATTTGCTTAAATAGGTTCAGTCCGTATTCAACAACCAACGAACCAAAGTCCTTAATCGCTTGTACTGGGTCTTTGAAGATTCTATCAAGGGCATCGGCCACCGCTGGGAACACCACCTCCGCAAGGTCGCTAAATAGAATCTTGATTGTATTTATGGTGACGTTAAAAAAGTCGACTACCTTTTGGTTGCCTGTAAATACTTCGGTAATAGTGTCGCCTACAACGCCAATAATGGTCAAGCTCTTGATAGCCCCAACCAGTTTAGATATACCGCCCTTGGTGGCCTCTACGGCCTTCGCTGCGGACTTGGCTCCCTTGCCTACGTTATCAAAGCCCTTTTTAGCAATAGAGGAAACCTCGCTTATGTTATCCGCAAGTTTCTCGGTGCTATCGTTGAGCTTGTTAAGCGTGTCTTCAAGGCCTTTAGCATCGCCTTCTATCTTTACTGTTTCGGTGACCGCCATTTTCTATACTTTCTTTTTATGCTCCCGTCTAACTTGTACATTCCCTTTGCGATGTCGATTTCCTTTCCCACGCCATAAAGCGTACTTGCATTAAGAAGCTCTATCAAATAACTTAAATACCCCTGTTTCATACATTGTTTAATAACTCAAACTCGGCTCGTCCTGTCGTAAGGTTTATACTTACGTTGTTAACCAGCCACCTTTGCCCATTCCAGATTAACTTATTTTTTAGGTCGAAGT